GGCTTCTATTCCTCCGAGCAAGTGGAATGCGCAATATCAGCAAAATCCTACGGGTGAGGAGAATGCGATAATCAAGCGCGAGTGGTGGAAGTTGTGGGAACAAGATAGGGTCCCCCAGCTAGAATATGTAATACAAAGTTATGATACTGCTTTTAGTAAGAAGGAGACTGCTGATTATTCTGCGATCACGACATGGGGGGTATTTTATCCAAATGAGGGTGGTTCGGGTCCTAATTTAATTTTGTTGGATGTTAAGAAGGGGCGTTGGGATTTTCCTGAATTGAAGGGTGAGGCTTTAGAGAGTTATCAGTTTTGGGAACCTGACACGGTAATTATTGAGGCGAAGGCGAGTGGTTTGCCTTTGACGCAGGAATTACGGAACATGGGCATTCCGGTGGTGAATTTTACGCCAAGTCGTGGTAATGACAAGGTAACTCGGGCGCATAGTATAGCGCCGTTATTTGAGGCTGGGATGGTTTGGGCTCCTGACGAGATGTGGGCGGAGGAGTTAATTGAGGAGGTTGCGGCGTTTCCGAATGGGGAGCATGACGACTTGGTGGATAGTATGACACAGGCTCTTATGCGCTATAGACAAGGTAATTTTGTACAATTACCAACAGATGACTGGGAAGATGCGGAAAACTCTGCTAGAGTGCGAATGTATTATTAGACGAAAGGCGGCTAGATGTATGGGACTGCGGTAAATCTTGGGGCGGGCGGCTTTGATGACGTGATGTATTTCGAAGAGGGCGGCAGCCCTATGTATTTGGATGACACGTTACGCGGCACGGCTCCCGGCGCACAAAGTCCTATGCCACAATTTGCACCTTTGCGGGGCCCCGTGGGCGATGACCCTGACGCGGAGATGCGCAGGCAGGCCTATGAGACTGAGTATGGTGTTGGTCCTATGCCTTCTTTCACCGAAGCAGAACGTGCTGAGATGAAACGCCGTGCTTACGAAGACACCTATATGCGCGAAGAAAGGGGTCTAGGGTCCCTTATCATGGATAAAATTCGTGGTAAGGATGTAACGGACGGCATTCGCGAGTCTGGTCGTATTGGGGGCACCTCCCCTGAATTTATGGAAACTTTAATTGACGAGTACGGCTATCCGAGCGTTTTTGACGAGGAGACGGGCGAGCGAGTGATACCTACTGATTTGGATTATTCTGAAGAAGTCCGTCATGCGCGGCCCGAGGACCGTCGAGATATGCCGACGTACCCTGAGTTAGAGGATGCGCGTGGTCACATGCTTGGTTCTGCGGTTACGTCTTTGGAGTATGGCCCGGAGACTGCGGAGACGGCGGGTAATTTTAGTGAGTTTTTGGATCGGTTTGCGCCGTTTCCGTTGGGTGGCCAGAATGCTCGGGACGTTGCTATGGATCAACGGAACAATGAGATTGGTCGGCAAATATTTAAGAAGGCGGGCATGGACGCTACGGTTGAGGAATTAACCGCGGCAGTTGACGCTGAGATATTTAAACAGTTAGATAGGATAATGGGCCGTACAGAAGAGGATCGTATGACACCGGCTGCGGGTCAGCCTCGCGCTCCACGGAACTTTGTATCACCGTCTGAGGGTCCGGACGTGTATTACCCTCGCAACGAGGAAGGATATTTTGACACGACTAGAAAAGTTCTTGGGTTTTCGCCCCGTAAGTATAGGAACTACTGAGTTGGTCAGATAGGAGAATTACATGGCAGAAGAAGAAGTAAATGGTTATTCAGGCAGTTTAATGGACCGGAATGTTCCGTCCCAGCTTGACGAGGAAGATTTAAAGGCGGAGCTTGAGATTGAGCTACCGGACTCCCAGAACAATGTTATGGCGATGGTTGAGGCCGAGAACGTCGGAGAGATTGAGATTAATGAGACGGACGATGGTGGGGTTGAGATTGACTTTGACCCGCAGGACCAACGTGGCGTTGACGATAATTTTTACGCCAATTTGGCGGAAGAGATGCCGGACCGTGAGCTACAGCGCGTAGCGAGCGAGTTGTTGAGCGAGTACGACGCGAACAAGGCCAGTCGTCAGGATTGGGAAGACGCGTATTCAAGCGGTTTGGAGCTTTTGGGCTTTAATTACGAGGAGCGGACACAACCTTTTCGCGGGTCCTCTGGCGTGACACATCCTTTGCTTGCAGAGGCGGCGACACAATTTCAGGCGCAGGCTTTTAATGAGCTTTTGCCCTCTAGTGGTCCGGTTCGGACTGTTGTTATGGGCCAAGAGACGCGGGCGAAGGCTGCTCAAGCGCAGCGTGTGCGTCAATTTATGAATTATTACATTACGAATGTCATGGAGGATTACACTCCTGACATGGATCAGATGTTGTTTTATTTACCGCTTGCGGGTTCTACGTTTAAGAAGACGTATTACGATGAAGCGATGGGCCGTGCGGTCAGTAAGTTTGTTCCTGCGGAGAATTTGGTTGTTCCGTATGAGACTGCGGACCTCGAAACATGTCCTAATATAACGCAAGTTGTCCGCATGTCTTTGAATGATTTGCGCAAACGGCAGATTGCGGGCGTTTATTTGGATGACGTGGACGTTATTCCATCTCAGCGCGAGGTGACGGGTGTTGAGGGCGAGATAGATCGAATTGATGGTATTGAGCCGGGATCGATTGATTATGATTGCACGATTTTGGAGTGTCACGTTGATTTAGACCTTGAGGGTTATGAGGAAGTGGACGACGACGGGGAGCCTACGGGCATCCGGGTCCCTTATATTGTGACGCTTTCTATGGATAATGGTCAGGTTTTGGCGGTTCGTCGGAACTGGGACGAGGAAGATACGCTTAAAAAGAAGATACAATACTTTACGCATTACAAGTTTTTACCGGGCTTTGGCTTTTATGGTTTAGGTTTGATCCATACTATTGGCGGTTTGTCACGAACTGCCACTTCGGCACTGCGACAGTTGATTGATGCTGGTACGTTGTCCAACCTCCCAGCGGGTTTCAAGGCCCGCGGACTACGGATCAGGGATGATGATGAACCGTTGCAGCCCGGTGAGTTCCGCGACGTGGACGCTCCCGGTGGGGCTATTCGTGACAGCCTAATGCCGTTGCCTTTCAAGGGTCCGGACCAGACGCTGTTTCAGTTGTTGGGTTTTGTGGTTCAAGCTGGTCAGCGTTTCGCAACGATAACTGATTTGAAGGTTGGGGATGGCAATCAGCAAGCGGCTGTTGGCACAACCATGGCGATGATGGAGCAAGGCTCGCGTGTCATGAGTGCTGTACATAAGCGTTTGCATTATGCGATGCGTCAAGAATTTAGGATTTTGGCGCGTGTCATGTCTGAAAGCTTGCCGCAAGAATATCCTTACTCTGTACCGGGTGGCGACGAAACAATTATGCGCGAGGACTTTGATGGTCGGGTGGACGTTATACCTGTCAGCAATCCGAATGTATTTAGTCAGTCGCAGCGCATTATGTTGGCGCAGACTAAGTTGCAGTTAGCGTCTCAGGCTCCCGAAATTCATAATATGCACGAAGTGTTTAGCGATATGTATGACGCTTTGGGTGTGACGGATACGGACCGGTTATTGAAGTCTGTGCCTGCGGATACGGATGAGCCTGTTGATCCGGCGCAAGAGAATATTAATGCGTTAGACATGTTACCGTTGAAGGCGTTTGAGGGTCAGAACCATCAGGCACACATTACGGCTCACTTGTTGTTTGGGACTTCTCCGATTGTGGGCAATATGCCTCCAGTCGCGATTGCTGTTCAAAAGCACGTTATGGAGCATGTACAGATCGCGGCCCGCGAGCAAGCGGCAGTTGCGTATTTGCAGCAAGTTCAGCAACAGGGTGGTCAGCCTGCGAACGAGGAGCAAATGCTTCAGGTTGAGCAAATGACGGCTCAGTTTATTGCGGAAGGGTTGCAACAGCTTAAAGACTTGTCTGGTCAGCTATCGGGTGCGGGCGCTCCTGATCCACTGGTTCAGCTTAAAGAGCAAGAGTTGCAACAGAAAGCGGCGGCAGATCAGGCGGATACGCAGATCGATCAGGCCAAGCTGGAGTTGGACGCACAGAACCAGCAAATGCGTGGTCAGCAATTCCAGCAACGGTTGCAGTCTCAGGAAGAACAGACCGCGGCTCGTATTCAATCGGCCATGGA